TAAAAAATATAAGCTCAGCAGGCGTATAAAGTTCAGGGTGTTTTAAGGCTTTTTTGACAAGTTTTTTGGTTTTCATTTTTTGTTTTTATAGCGTTTGGCCGCACGTGCAGCCCTGCCCGCTTTCTTGGCAGCATCCGTATTAGAAACAAACTGTTTACCTTCTCGACTAGCGGCACGTTTCTTTTGATCTGTCTCCGCACGTTCTTCTTTTGACAGTGAAGCCCAGGCACTCTCTGGTAGGTAACGCTTGGTGTATCCCTTTTGTATCGCCTTGTCTGCCATTGTTAACGTAACCCTTGAATGTAGTTGTATAACGTTTTTTCTGCTGCATTTCGACCGCTTAATTTTGTTTCGTTACCTTGTATTGATAATTTGTACTGCGAAGGATCGTACCCATATTGTGTCAAAGCTTTTTCTGTTTTGCTTAACTTATTTCCTTGAAAAGCTCTTGCAGCTGTTCCTGCCAAGTCAGTCAATGTATTAACACCCCTGTTAAGTAACTCACTTATAACACCTTGTGTAAATCCTGGTGCAGTAGCTCCCAAAACGTAACTTCCCTTAGCAAGGATATTTTGTTTTGTGTCCCAGGGTACCCCTGCTTCTTTTGCGATGGGCATCCCAAAACGATCAGCCATTATTTCTTTTCGTAGTATTTGTTGATTAGCTCCAATTCCGCTTAACGCCCCTTCAATACCTGCACCCAATAAAGAGCTATCATCATTTTTTAAAGACCCAAAACCAGTTACCATTGCACCTGGACTGGAGACTCTTAACATTTCCCTATTTCCTATCTGTTGCATTACTTTTTGATTTTCAATGTCAAATCCCTTCGGCAATGCGTAATCATATGGACGTTTAATTGCATCAACAGCATGTCCAAGTTCATGTGCAATTGCCCAGCCAGGTGTTTTAGTTGTGATAAAAACAGTTGGTACGTCAACGCCGAATAATGGACTAACATTCATAAAAACAGGACCGCCGACTAAATCTGCAAAGCCTTTGCCAGTAAGATCTACCTTAGTGCCATATCTTCCTTGTTTTACTTCTCCTATTTCTTTTCCTGAAACGAAAGGACTCCATGTACCTGGAAAACCTGCGTCTGTCATACGTCTTGAAGCTGCATCCATCAAGGCAGGCAGTTGCTTCATGGTTACTGCTTCATTAGCAGATGCAACCATTGGTTTAATAGCTTCTCCTACTTTTCTATAAGTCCTATTTAATATATTTGGTCCGTACAGTCCAATAAAATCTGCAGGACTTATAGATTTAACTGTGTTGCTTAACGGGTTTCCTGTTCCACCACCAGGAAGAAACCCTCCCAAAGATTTATCTGCTTTTTTATATGCATTTAAAAATTTTTGAAAGAGTTCCATTATTTGGAGTCCTTGTATTTCTTGGCTGCGGCTTTAGCTTTACCGCGCTTCTCATATTCATCTTTGGTCATCCACTTTTCTTTTCCCCACTTCTCCAAGTCTTTTTGTTTTTCTCCTTTGCCACCCTTATATCCACCACCAGCTTTTTCGTATTGCTGTGCCACAAGTTGAGCCTTGCGTGCACTCCACTGGCCCGGCTTGCCGCCCTTGGAACCGGCCATTACACGATCTTTAATACTTTCGCGTAATCCTGGCTTTGTATATTTGCTGTCGTCTTGTGCCATTAGGAAACAAATTTATTTTGGAAGCCGGGAGGGACTTGTTGTCCGTATTGAAGATTAGAAAAAAAACCGGCGTTGCCCATGGGCGTTAAACCCGACATTCCGCGCATTGCAAGTGGTAACTCAAGTTGAATTGGTGTTCCCGGCTGGGGTGCCTGTGGTTGAGTTTCCTGTTGTTGAGGACCAAAGCCCGGTGGATACTTTGGCATCATGCGATCTAAATAATCCCTTGGCTGCTGTTGGTACATTGCGCCATGTGGTTGGGTTGTGAGTAAATTGCCTCCTGCTCCGGGGACATTACTCTCTCCGCCGTAAAACATGTCTGCATTCCTTTTTAAGTATTCTACTCCTCTATAACTACATAACCAGCGGAATCATTAACCTTGTGCTTAAGTGCCTGTTTGATTAGCTTTCTTGTGTTCATTACGCACCCCTGACGCTTGCTTTCATGATGCGATCTACTTCTGCGGGTGTTAATTCTCTGCCGCCTGGACCAACATAATATTGACCACCACCGGGGCGTTCCATTAATTTGAGACTTTCAGCTGCGTCCATTTTTCCGCGCACGGGCGGAAATGCCATTGCAATTTCTTGGTTGCCGGGCTGATTAAATTGAGGCCCGCCAAAAAATTGAGCGTTAGCCAAACCAGCCATATTGCCAACAGCGACAGAGAGATTACTGGAACCGAAAGGATTTCCAACAATGCCGCCCGGAGTAGTGCCATAACGAGGGCCTCCGTCTTCGCCGCCGTACCCCCCTGGAACACTAGGAAATATATCTTTTAATTTTTGCTTTGAATCTGGTCGAACTACACCGGGCATGCCGGGAACAAAAGGAACATCAGAGGGAGCATTCGGAAATAGCTGACGCAAAGGAATTCCCCCCGCAAGAAAATTCTGATTGCTTGAGAACATTTTCGGATTACCAGGTGCGCCGGGAACATCCGATTCGCCGCCGTAATACATGTCTGCGTTTCGTATCTTTTTATTCTACTCTTCTATAACCACATAACCAGCGGAATCATTAACCTTGCTAAGAATGATTCCATTACCCTTTACATCCCACTCAAGAACATCTCCCTCTTGCCAACCCAGCTCTTCCACTATTTCATCTGGGATCGTGATGAACTGCTCACCATTTTCATCTTCTTCAACTTCTACAATGTAACTCATTTTGCCAAAAGCTTTTCCATAAGCTTATCAAGCTTATCGTGGATCTGTCTAAAATTATTGTGCATCTCTTGAATTTCTCTCAAGAAGTCGACCTTCAAAACATAGTCCAAAGGCATGCGGTTAATTTGGTCTTCCAAAATGTCAATCCTGCGTTTTTGAGAACCGGTGTAATCAAGGGCTTGTTGAACCCTTTCTCTTTGCCGTTCTAACAGTTTATTGGCCGCCCAGGATCCGCCGGTAACAGCGGATACAATTGCGGTTACAGCTATAGCAACGTACTCCGGGCCCACGACAAAAGTTCTTTTTCTTAATTCTAGATTCAGTAATCGATATGCAGCTGACCTTTCCTGGCAAGTCCTGTGACAAGCCAAACCAAGGCGTCAACACAGTCATCATGACCACTGACACCGAAATTCGTGAGTTCCTCGAAGAGATTTGTGAAGTTACGAAAACGATTGAAGATGATTTTGCGATCTTCAAACATGCCCATGATTCCCCGGAAGCGTGCCAACTTATCTGCACGGAAACCTTTGACGGGATGCCAAATCAAGTTGTAGAGACCTTCGTTATTGAGACAGACACGCTTGAAATCGGCTTCGAGAGAGGCTTGGTACTGAACAGCCTCTGACCAAATGTCACATGTTGAATAAGTTGGAAAATAATTTCCATTCTCATCACGGCCAATTACGGACCAATCATTGAGAAGTTCTTTCATGGCGTCTAGTTTTTCGAGGTTTCCCATGACACGAATTCGCCTGTAATCAATAATATGAATACGATCTCCAATGCGTCCGCCAAGGATCATCACGGTGTAATCATTCTTTTCTTTGGTGCCAGCGGAAAGGTCTACGCCAATACCAAGGGTATCGAATTCAGTTGAAATCTCTGCCTTGACAATTAATTCTGGCGCTAAAGACAGCTCGTTTTGGCGAACAATTTGATTCATGTATTGGAACGAAAAGGCAATTGGTGCCTGACGTTTTTTTTCTCTAAGGTAATCCAGTGACCACATTTCAGGCCAATACGATTGTTCTTCCCCTGTTTTGGGATCATTGTTTAAAGCAGAAAGAACAATCTGCATCCAGTTATTTTGTTCGTTGAAAGTTGTGGCATGAATATCGTCATGCCTAAAGCGAGTACCAAGGCAAATAGCTCGTGCACCCTCAAACATGGTGGGTGCAATCACGGCGTTCCAGTTTTCCTGCATTTGTTTTCTAATGTCAGGATTGGAAATATCAGCGGCTGACTTAATTGCGTCGTCAATCATGACCAGGTGTGAACGCTTGGATGTCACTGAGCCCTTGAGACCCGCTGCGCAAAGTGTAAATTGTTCATCACCTGTGGTATCAATACCAGCAAACCTATGATCAATGGACCAGTATTCATTGCTGGTCACGTTTTTCATAAGGCGCACGGTAGGGAAAACCTCTTGATACCGTTTGCTTTCAATGATTCTTTTGATGGTTGCTGACTTAGAACGCGCAATGTCGACTGTGTACGACAAGTAAAGAACTTGTAGTGGTAATTTGGCTTGTGTATGGATGCCGATTGCCCAGGCCGTTAACAATCCAAGGACCGTAGATTTAGCCGAACCCCGTGGAGCAAGCAGGTCAATATTGGGACCAGCAATTTTAATTAGGCAACTGCTGTCCTCATTGGTAATAAAGTGCCGGTGCCATTCTTTGTGATGCTGGGCGGGCGGTTTATCTGCTACGTACTCACAAAAATATGCAAAATCTTCGCGGGCTAACGCTAGAGTTTCTGCGTTACGCGGTGTTCGTATTTGTTGTCTGCGTGCCGCTGCCTTTGCATTACGACGATAGGCAAGGTGTGTATAGCTTGGCACGATAACAATTCAAATGATGATTGAATGCTACCTTATTTCCGTTTCTTTTGTTCTTGATATTTACTGGCTTTGTCTAAAGCTGCCCGACGTTTTTCTTTGTCGGACATTTCAGAACCGTCTTCATTCTTTGCTTCTTTTTTCTTAAAATAATCTAAAAGCTCGGGTGGCATTTTATTTTTAGACATCACTGACGCCCCTTGCGCATACGGGCAATCGCCATTTGATATTCAGGTGAATCAGGCTCGGGGAAACGGCTGGCTCTACCGGGGCCAAATTCAATTCCACCACGAGAAGGCATCATGCCAACTTGTGCTGCTCCAGGTTCCATGCCAGGTGACATCGGGGCTTCCCCGGTTTGTGGTGCTGCTTCCCGTTGGCGAATATTTTCTTGGCGCATGCGCATTCCTTCGCGAGCCATTTGACGCTGGCGAGGGTCCATCATTTTTCCTTGTTGGGCACCCATTAATCTAGATTCTTTATTTACAACTATCTTAATGGAACTATTCTTCTATTTGCATTCGAGCCCACACGCTCATTGTTGCTTCTTCCAAGGGAATTTCAATGGGATCATCTTTGAAAATAAACATCAACTCGCGAATGGCACGATCAGCTCCAGCCATTAACAAACCCTTGCGATCCTTGGTACTTGTAAATTTTTCAATTTGATCAATATGGCCTCTAATTTCTTTTTGCATTGAAGCAATACGAGCGACACCCGCATCACGCTTGACCACACCATTCTCTACATCTTCGCGTAATTTACGCACGTCCTCCTGCATTTCGTCTATTTCATATAGGAGTTTTTTGCGGTGATCAGGTTTCTTGTAATTATCTTTAATCCAAAGCTCACACGCAGTAATTGTCCCCTTGTAACCAAGGAAACGTGAGTAGAGATAAATTTCAATTAAAGAGTAATTGTCTGCAGAAAAAGCGCAGAAAGACTCTTGGGTTGAAGCGTCTAAATTATCGACCCAAGAATCAAATAACTCAATATCGATAAGCTCGTTGGGCCTGGCCGTAATCTCTTTCTTCGTCCCGCTCTTTAAATCGTTGCGCTTGCTCTGCAGAGGTACGCTGCTCTTGTGCGCCCCTACCGATGGTTTCGCGTTCTTGTTCACCAGCGGTCTCCATTTTCTTCTTGGAAAACTCGTAAGCCACGCCAGCAGCCTGGCGATATTTGTCTAAATCAAAATAATCGTCGGTATCAATTTGTCCGGCGGGAACACTCCTGGTCATGGCTAACAAATCTTACAAGAAAAAATCAGAAGTTGCTCATCATCGTCGCAAGGCCTTGAGCAAAGATATCACGACGGCCTTCGGTGGACTTTTGGCGCTGCTGACGACCCTTAGAAGCTTCCAGGCGCTCAAGTAATTGCTCAAACTTATTGATGTCAAAATAGTCGTCGCCAGCGGCTTGACCTTTAGGGGCAGTGTAAGTCATTAAAATTACCTAAATCAGAAGTTACCCATC